CAGTTCCTCTTGCGACATGTTGGCGATCTGTTCTTGGGACAAGCCGATACGCTCAAATGCTTCGTTTCCGTTTTCGGCCGCCGCGGCAAGAGTCTTCATCCCTGCCTGCATGGATTCGATGGTCGTCCCGCAGTGTTGCATGATGAAGTCCCATTCCTGAAACGCTTCCGCAGACATGCCCATCTTCTGGCTCATCTTGTCGATTCTGTCACCGGCTTCCGCCGCCTGCGTGGTGGCCTGCTTCAAGTATCCGACGGTCGCAACGGTGCCGGTAGCAAGAATGGCAAAACCCGCCGCCGCAACTTTCGCACCGGTGGCAAGTTTGCTTTTAAACGTAGAGCCGGTTTTTTCCGCCACGTTCTCCGCATTTTTCAGACCTTTGGACAGTTCGTTGTCGTCTATTAAAATTCTGACAAAAATATCGAATAGATTCATTGTATTACTCCAAGAATGTTACTCCTGACCGAGACATAACCTCAAAGATGATTTCAGCGGCGTTCTTCTCTTCTTCCTGAACCTGTGGCTTCATGATGTCCACGAGTTTCTTCTCGACATATACGCCACCTTGCACCACCTTCGCTGTGTTCTCGGTGCAGATCCGTACACATTCCGCAACATAGAGTTGGAACATCCTGTCTTCACGCCGTTTTCGGTATTCGGAGAGGATGTGCCGAATTATGTGTGATGCCGTTAGCCGTTTTGGCGAGATTCTTCCGATGCAGGAGTAGACGGCATCACGTCCGGCTTCGTCTCCTGCGATAAAAAAAGTTCTTGTACGTCAGGGTCGTTAAAGATCGCAAGAAGGTTTTTCGGGAGAGTGAAGAAATTTACACTTTCAACGTATCTCCGAAAGTCTGTTTCGTTGTCGACGTCAACGCCTTCGAGGATCGCCATGATCTGCAACACTTCTTTCTTGTGGTGCTTCAAGGCGTGCTTGACGGCCTTTACTCGTCCATCTTCTTGTGCGACTAATTCCCTTACTTTGCTGTCTCCGATAATGACCGCCGACGGCTCGACGAGATTTGCGATTACTTCAACGGCTTCTTCGCCTTTAAAACTCGAAAGATTTCTCATTTAATTTCTCCTTTTCCTTTGAAAAAAGGGTCTTTTGCAAGACCCCGATTTCTTTGCTTTGTTCTACGGCTATGCCGAAACAACGATAACTGTGCAAGTATCCGTATAGGTGACCCCGTCTTCGGTGATGCTTGCCGTGATAATGGCACTTCCTTCCGCTTCTGCTGTGACCGTTCCTGCTGAAACCGAAACCTTGGTGCTGTCGCTTGAACTCCATGTCACGGTTGCGTCAGAAGGCTCTGTGACCACCGTGAACGTATACTCGCCATCTTCTTCCAAGGTAATGGCATGTTTGTCAAGTTCTACAGACGGAACTGCAACGGCGTTGCCTTCGTGGACATAGATCTCATACGGAACAACATCTTGTGCGTCGTTGCTGAAATGTCCGGTAAACGTGAAGGCCATCTGCCCCTTCGCATTGTCACCGCTCTGGATCTGGAACCCGCCCGTGGAGAGTGCGTTCATCAGCTTGATTGCGAGGAATCCCGCATTTTCCCCGGTGTTGACGTCGGAGTAATCCCCGACCCACCAGACGGTTTTGAAGTCCGTCTGTTGAAGTTCCTGTGCGGCGACGATTTTGCTCACCCCACCAGACTGAGTCTTGACGCCCATGGTGTTGAGCAAAAGGATCGTGTCTGCATCCGCCGAGACAAATGTGCCGGACATGGTCACTTCCCACGAATCCAGTTTCATGAGTTCCTTCGTGTTCTTCGGGCAGTTGTCAATGTCTTCACCGAAGTCTGTGAAGGTGGGAGCCGCAGTGAAGTTGATTCCTCCGGTAGTTGCTCCCAAAATCTTGGCACCGCTTGGGATGCCGCTCTGGGTGGGGTCAAAGTTATCGAGTAAGATGCCTGCGTTTAACTGCAGGTTCTTAAACGTGTTTGTCGGAATTCTGGTGAATGTTCCTGCCATTCGTATTCCTCCTTAATTTGTTATGAAATCTGCAATCAATCGCAGATACTTTCGTTTGATTTGGTCATCCGACGGGTCAGACATGTTTTGTGCAAACGGGTTGTCCGCCCGAAGCCAGATTCCACCGTTATCGCATGGTATCATGATCCCCGTAGAAACGACCGCATGTATCTCCCTCGCCTTCATGTTGCAAGCAGTCCATGAAGAACTCCGATACCAAAGGTTCGCAGTCAAGGATACGGAACGCAAAAGGGAACCGGTCGCCATGCTGTAGGTGATATAGGGGAATGGCGCATTATCGGGGACGGTGTTTTCCTCGTATGCGGTCAGCGAAAAATCGTTATAAAATTTGTGCAGTGCGGCTTCTATCGTCATTGTGCCAACTCCCAAACTTCCGCTGTTACCTGTGAGTATGCAAATGTCGCAGATTCAGGCGTTTTCTTGTCATTCCCGTTTGATGTGATTCTAAATATCTTACCGTCGGATTTTCTCTTGATTATATCGTGAAACTGGAGCGGGGCGTTTTTTGCCGTTGTGATGGTGTACAGAGAAGATACTCCTGCAGATTCGGCTATTCTGGCTTGCATGGAACTGTCGAAGGTCGCCGCCGCCCGAAATTCTGCTCCGTCCTGCCATGTTCGGATGAACCCTCCTTCTCCGTCTGGAGCAGAGGAGTAATCCATCATCACGAACTTCTCCATGCTTTGTTCTACAAGGCTCATATCTTCCTCCATCTGTTCAGCCGGTCGGAAAACGCCGTTTGCCATTTGACAACAGAGCCGTCCGAACCAACCGCCTTTGTGTAACTATATCCGCCCCAAGTCTCGGAAGTGTAAGGAGACAGAATGCCGGCTTCGGTATTGTATGCCGTGATATCGTTCGCAAGATCCTCGATCTCCTTCGGGACAGCCATCGCCCAGACAGAACCGGTGAAGGTCTCGTCTTTAAGGTCGTCAGCCGGATACTGGTGTACGCCGTCATTGAAGACGCTCCCAACGATACGGAAATATTGGCCTTCCTGAAGTGCGTCGAATTCAAGGCTTCCACCTTCGATGGTAAATTCATCGAAGAATTTCTCCTTCTCGAACCAGTTTCTGATCTCCTTACAGATTTCCGTTAACATTTCTCTTACTCCCGACTATGCTGTTTTGACGGTCAGATCATCATTTCCTGCCGCCTGTGCTCTTCCGTTAGCGTCTACTGCCGCAACGGTGATCTTGTTGTGGGTCTCAGCAGGTGTGATGTCGTCGCCGCTGTCAATATCCTTCCATGTGCTTCCCAGTTTCTGTCCGTAGGTTACTGCCGGAGCGGTGTCTTTTGCGGTCTTGTATACCCATTTTTCACCCGTTCCAAGCGTATACCCGCTCATAGCGATGTTGCTGTCGCCAACTGCGGTTCCTGCTGTGGATGCAACCGTTACGCTTCCGAGAGACGGGGTGCTGTCAATCTGGCCGACAACAACGCCGTCGGCGTATTCTACAAGGAACTGGATTCCGCTCATGATGAGGGATTCAATCTGTGCCCTTTCCTCGTTCTGGTAACCGGACTTGATGCCGATGTAACCAGTATCATCTGCGGTCAGTTCAAACGCTTTTGCAACGTCGCCGTTCATCGTCAGGTAGTACATGATGAGGTTTTCTTTCGCTGTGGAGAAAACCTGCCCCTGCGGGATATTGGAGTTCATGACCACGGTGCCGAGGCCAAGGAAGTCCTCAATGTAGTTCATCCCGAACGCCGTCTGTACGGTGACCTGTGCGGTTGCGAGATAGTCAGCAATCGTCAGCGGGTTGATGAAGTGAACGGTTGAAACCGCATCGTCCTCAAACAGAACCTGCAACTGACCCCACGTTCCTGCAAGTACTGCCTGCAGGGTGGAGGCCGCAACGATGGTACTGTCCAGACCGGTCAGGAATGTGAAGAAGTCCGTACGGATCCCCTTCTGTACATCGTTCAGCAGTTTGGCGTCTGTTTCACTGACTGCCTCTTCGTAACCGGATTTCTTGATGGCTTCAGCAGATGCCGCCTTCCGCCACTTTTTCAGTGTGATTTCACCGACGGGTTCCTTTGTACGTTCGTACTGGGACAGCGGGATCACTTCACCCTCCGGTACGTTGCCGTCTTGCAGTGTGCCGGTGGTATGATAGACGTACATGGTCGTACCTTCCATCATCGGGATCTTACGGGTAACGCCGAGTGCTTCCATCAGTTTCGGCAGGATGTTCCCGCCAAACTGTTCTACAAAGTCCACTTCCCGGACCTTTGCCATGTTTGTGGCTTTGATCAGATTCGGTTCTGCGCCTGTGGTGATATTTGTTTCCATTTGTATACTCCTCTCTTATTCGAGACCGAAAAGTTGCGGATTTTCAGCAATCTTCTGGCGGCGTTCCTTGCCGTCCTTGATAGCCATGATCTCCGCTTTCGTCATGGTCGTCTTACCGTTGTTCTGCGGCGGGTTAGACGTTTTTGTTCCAACCGTCTGCCCCTGAACGATAAAGTCCGCCCATTCTTCTTTGATGTTCTTCACGATCTCGTCTTTGACAGCAAACCCCCCGTCCTTAAATTCGAGGTCTTTGAGGTCTGTCACTTTCATCACTGCTGGAATTCGTTTCTCGGAAACACCGACTTCCTTGAGCAAGTCACGATATGCCTGTTCCTTGGCCTTCGTGGTTTTCTCCGTCTCAACTGCGGTCTTATATTCCTCAAACTCTTCCTTCAGTGCGTCATACTTGACCTTCCAACTGTCTTTCTTTGCGTCTTTTGCTTCTTCTTCCAGTTCGTCGATTCTGCCCTGCAATTTGTCGACATCCTTTGCCTTTTCTTCGGCTTCCTTTGCCTGCGTCTTCAGGGCGTCAACGGTCTCGGTGTGGGCTTCGATGATCTGGTCAACCTTCTCTTCTTCGATGCCCATCGCTTTCAGCATTTTTCTTGTAAGTGCGATAAGTCATCACTCCCTTCTTCATATCGCCATTCATAGCCTCCTGCGGATTCACTCCAACCATTTAAGGCGTTGCAAATCGCTGTTCGACTTATTTTTGTTAGTTTGCTCGCATATGTTGCACTCTTGAATTCAGCAACTTTCAATCCGTTTTCATACTGACCTACTCGCTTGTTATGCCCATACTCGTTGTTATATTGTTGGTCACACCATTCAAGATTTTCAGCCTTGTTGTTCAAGGTATTTTTGTCAATATGATTAACAACATCGTGGTTGCCCTTATTCTCCACGAATGCTTCTGCGACAAGTCTGTGGACAGCATGTTGCTTGCTTGTTTTGCCATCTGACAATATGACAAACAAATATTGTATACTGTCTCTTCCTCTACGCCCCGGTTTGAGCTTTCTCCCACTCCTAACGTAGACTTTCTCTCCGCAAACTACTTTTCTTGGAAGTGAATAGACATCCCCATCGTCGCTTACAAGATACATTCCTTCGTACCCTTTAATGGGTTTAAGTGCCATTTATTCGTGTCTCCTTTTCTTCGGTTACAGTTCTTTGTAATTTGACGGTTTTATTATAATCTATAATCTCTCTTTTGTCAAATGCTATACGTTTCGTAACACACTTGCAATGATTTCAACGATCGTTTGCTCGTTTGCTTCTGCCGCCGGTCTTAAATAAGGCTGTGGGCGGTTTCTGCTTGTGCCAAGTTCCTGATATTTTGCGTATTCAACATTACTCCCGACTTGTACTTCGTTCTCCGCACTCATCTGGGTGTCGATGCTGTTCCGCAGGTTCCCCGTGTCTACTGGTGCGAGTTCTTTGGCGTAACCTTCCAACGCCCTTCCTCCTGCCATGAGTGCGGTCTGGTCTCTGTCCCGAAGACGGCGA